GCAACAGCGTACAGAGCATGGAGCTGAAATATGAAGCCGAGGTCAAGGATGACACCACCATGGGTGACGACACCCGAAGCAACAAGCCCGGACTGAAGAACTGGTCACTGTCTGTGACGTTCCTGAACGACTATGCCTCCAGTGCCCTGGAGGCAAACATCTGGAGTTTGATCGGGACAAGTTTTGCATTTGAAATGAGACCCGTTAACACCACTGTCAGCGCCAACAACCCGAAGTATACAAGCTACGGCACTATCACGGATACGACGGTTGTGGGTGGTAATGTGGGAGACATGGTCACGAAACCCATTACCATTGTGCCGTGCAAGGGCAGCAACAGCGCCACTCTGGTTCGGGCGACTTCATAAAATTTTACAGTTTACCCCTTTACTATTTCATTCTGCTCTCTGGCTTTCAGTCAGGGAGCCTGTTTTTATTTTTTAAAAGGATTTAATAATGGCCAGAAAAACGGAAAAAGAAGAAAAGAAAACGGTTTTTACCCGTGAAAGCCTGTTAACACTGAAACCAGAGCCAAGAGAATGCGTTGTCAAGGGATACGAACAATACGGGACGTTCTTTGTGCGCCAGATTACCAGTGGCGAGAGGCTGAGGCTATCGTTGTTACTGGATGACGGCCAGCCTGTTGAGAACGCCTACGAAAAAGCCGTGATTCTTGGCATCTGCGATGAGCAGGGTGTTCCCCTGTTTACTGATGCCGATATGGCGGAGTTGAAAAACTTGCCAATGGATCTGGTACAGGGGATGGGGATTGCGGTGATGCGTTGCAACACCATCGATGTGGACGAAATCGAGATTTTAAAGGGAAACTGAGAACCGTCCCGCTCCTGCGCTTCTGTTTCGATTTGGCGGTGGAGCTGGGCGGTATGACGGCGTTTGAGCTGATGGACAGAATGACGCTGGAGGAGTTGAGGTACTGGTGGGCGTACAACGGGATAAAAGGCGATGAGGCCAGACAGAGAGAACTTGAGGCCAGGCTAAAGAGCAACATGCAGCAGCGCCGGAGCGAATACAGGGGGTGAATCTGAAGCCCCTCACCCAAACCCCTCTCCCCCTGGGATGGGGGTAAAACAGAAAGGGATCAAAATGTTTCTGAAAATCCTGAAAAGAACGGGGATTCTCTGGGCACTGGGAAAGTGGCACGGGTTGAGATACCCGGAGGAGTAGGCTATGGCAAAAGCAGGCGTACTGGAGATTGATGTACACGCCAACACCGTACGATTCCAGACGGACATGGCCAAGGGTATCAAGATGCTGAACGAGATGGGGCGCACCTCTGAAGAGGCAGCCCGGAAACTGGACAGGATCGAATCTTCTGGCCGAAAGTCAGCCAGGAGCCTTGACGGAATGAGCAAGACCCTGGGGGGAGTAAGCAAAACAGTTGGCGGGCTAAGCGGAACCATGGGGGGGCTGGGGAATACAATTACGGGATTTCTGGCTGTTTTTGCCGTGGACAGGATTGCAGCGTTTGCCGGGGGGGTTATTCATGCTGCCGATGCGTTTAACCAGCTTCAGGGACGGGTTAAAAACGCTATTGGGGAGGCCGGGAACTTTGATAAGGTTTTTGGGGATCTGATTGCAGCCTCTAACCGCTCAGGGGGCGCACTGGATAATATGGCCAGCAATTTCGCCAAGCTCAAAAACGCCACAAGAGACTTGGGAACCAGCAATTCGGACATAATTCGTTTTATAGAGACGTTTCAGAAAATGGGAGCCGTTTCTGGAGCGAATACCGAAGAAATGAAAAACGCACTGCACCAGTTGACTCAGGGAATTGGTGGGTCTGTCCTACAGATGAATGACCTGAACAGCGTTTTAGACCAGATGCCATCTGTTGGACGGGCGATTGCAGAATCGATGGGGATTCCGTTCTCAGTCTTCAGAAAAGCGGTTGAAGATGGCCAAGTGACGGCTGAGGTCGTTATGGATGCCATCCTGTCAAAAACGGCTGAAGTCGATCAGCAGTTTGCAGCACTGCCTGCCAGCGTTGAGCGGTCCATGAACGAGATAGGAAACCTGTTCAGCACAATGGTTGGGCAGTTGAACGAGACTTCAAATATTACAAACATCCTTTCTGATTCTCTTTCGGGGCTTGCAGGATGGCTTAGAGCCAACCAGACGGAAATTGTGCAAACGTCTAAATTCCTTCTGGGCATGGGGGAAACGGCCATTCAGGCCGGGAAAGTGGTTTCTGGCTATTTTATTTCTGCGTTTACCACTGTCACTAAAATCATTATAGAAAGCGTCCAGTTTGGAATGCAGGGGTTCCAGAATCTGGTAAGGGGTGCTGCAGGTGCTGTTAATCAGGTGATTGGCCTTGCAAACAAATTGCCTGGCGTTGACCTGAAAAATGTTGGAACCAATTTCAAGATGCCCGGCCTGGGTCTCGTAAAAGGCGTTTCGGCCAAAAATGAACAGATTCGCCAGTTTGGCATGGGGATGACCCTGAATAACCTTAAGGCCCTGTTTGGTGGCAAAAGTCGGATTTATGGTTCGGGTGGCATTAATATCAGTCCGGCCAGATGGGGCATGCCCAAACAGGCTACGCTACGCCAGTTTTCCGGGACTAAGGGCAACAACAAAAAGAAATCCGGATCGGGCAAAGCTAAAAAGACGACTGTTGCGCCAAAGGCCAAATCAAAATCTGGATCTGGATCCGGATTACGCAGCGTTTCGGGGAGCAACGTAAAAACTCAGGAACAGCGTGACTACGCCTCGATGGAAAGTGATGCCAGAAACCTGACCCAATCAGTGCGCACCATCTGGGAGGTCGAGGCCGAAGCAATCCAGAAAGCCGATGCCTACCTGCAAAAACACCTGATCAGCCAGCAGACCTACGACCGTGCGGTGGCTGAGGCTCACCAGACGGCCAAGGAGGGGTTCAAGTTGGAGGGGCTGCACGAGGCCATTGAAAAGTTTGCAAAACCGGGCAACGACTGGATTGAAAAAATGAGCAAGAGCCTGACCGAGCAGGACACCGCCTGGGAAGAGGTACAACGGGTCATCGAATCGACGCTAACCCCACTGGAAAAATACAACCAGCAAGTTCAATACCTCAACTACCTGCATGAAAACGCAGGATTGTCCTCTGAAGCGTTCAGCCGGGCAATGTTGCAGGCCGACGAAGAGCTGAAACAAACGACGAAAAGCTCAAACAGCTTTGGAGAATCGATTGCAAACTGGGCTGGCTCAACGGTTTCAGGGGCTTTTGACATGATTACCCAAAAACTGGGCGGTGCAAAAGCCTCGTTTAAGGATTTTGTGGCCAGTGCCCTGACCGACCTGGCCAGACTCATCTTTCAGCTAACGGTGGTTGAACCTCTGGTTCGGGGTATTTCAGGCATTTTTGGGGGTGGGAAGTCTTCTGGAGGTGGTGGAGGTGGTGTGGGTGCTACGGCTGCCAAGGTGGGCGGTAGCATACTGGGCAGTATTGCCAAAAAAATATTTCACTTTGCAGACGGTGGTGAACCGCCTGTGGGTGTGCCCTCACTGGTGGGCGAACGTGGACCCGAACTGTTTGTGCCGAAAACGGCAGGAACCATCATCCCGAATCATCAGATTAGTACCGGTGGCGGTGGCAGCATCAGCGTGACCAATGTGTTCAACATCTCAACAGGGGTGCAGCAAACGGTTCGGGCGGAAATCATGCAAATAATGCCGCAGATTGAAAAGCGGACAACCAGCGCCGTGAAAACCGCTGTTGAACGTGGCGGTAGCATGGCTGCGACCGTGGGGAGAAAAAGTTAAAAATGACCATTAACTTCCCCTCTGGTATCCAGATACGGGCTGGGCGCTTTGGCCTGAAAACCAATACGCAAAGTTTTATTTCGCCCCTGTCCGGGGATATGCAAACTGCTGAGTTGCCGGGCGCTCGCTGGACAGCGACGTACACACTGACTCCCGGCAAACGGGAAGAAATGGCTGCTATCAATGCGTTTCTGGTGTCACTGGGTGGGCCGGCTGGCACATTTTACGGATATGATCCCTCCGCAAAAACGCCAAGAGGTGCAGGTGGCGGTACGCCACTGGTCAATGGGGCGAATCAGGTGGGCAGCAGCCTGATTACCAATGGCTGGCCAAACAGCACGCTGGTGCTAAAAACGGGTGACTATTTCACGGTGAACAGTGAATACAAGATGATTACCGCTGATGTCTCCAGCAACGGCAGTGGGGCTGCCACCCTGAGTTTCAAGCCCAACCTGCGCACCAGCCCGGCAGATGATGCCCCGATCACCATCAACAACCCGACGTGCATCATGCGACTGCAGGACGATGAGCAGGCTGCCTGGGATGTGGACGAGAGCAGTTTTTACGATGTTTCCTTTAGTGCCGTTGAGACGTTTTTTGTATGACAACAGGTCGGTCTGTCTATCGTTTCCAGCACCCTGAGTATACCAAAGGCAATATTATGCGCCTTGGCGCTGATTCTAAGAAAGCCACTGAGCGTCTTAAAAAAGACTATGGTTTAGATGATGCCGATATTTTCAATCTGTCCCATGAGGGCTATATCTGGATGGTTAACACATGACCCGTGCGATGGATGCAGCCGTAATAACCGCCACACAACAGGCCGTCATCCGTCCTGTGGTTCTGTTTGACGGAGACTTCCCCAGCGGACACCTGAGACTGTTCAGCGGTACAGGGTACGTGACGTATAACGACAATCTCTTTACAGGCTGGGGTAGTCTGGGTAAGATATCGGCGATTGAAGAAGGGGTGGAGCTTTCGGCCAGTGGCCTGTCTGTCTCCCTGTCCGGCCTGCCAGGCGCCATTGTGTCTACGGCACTGGGGGAGCATTACCAGGGCAGACTTGCGGTACTGTACATTGCCATGCTGGATGAGGACTATCAGGTGATTGGGAGTCCGGTCGTCCTGTTTCGGGGGCGGATGGACAACATGCCGATTACACTGGGCACAACGTGCGACATTAGCCTGAATATTGAAAACCCTCTCAGGGACTGGGAGAGACCCAAGGAACGACGATACAACAATGCCGACCAGCAGGCCGTATGGCCTGGTGACAAGGGGCTGGAATTTGTTGAGCAGACGGTAAAAGAAGAGATCACCTGGGGAGCAAACTCCCGGAAAAAAGTGGTTTAGCAGGGTTTTAAACATGACAAAAAAGAATGAAAACTGGGAAAACAAACTCAATGAATACATTGAATCTGTCCGGCTGATACCCTTCAGGTGGGGACAGCACGATTGCGTCACGTTTGTTTGTGGCGGTATCCTGTCGATGACGGGTATGGACCTGTTTGCCGGACACGATGGAACCTATCGAAGTAAGTCTGGAGCCACCCGACTGGTCAAGAAACTGGCTGGTCCCTCAGCCTGTCTCGTGGATGCGGTCAACCTGTATCTGCCTGGGGTGGATGTGAAACTGGCGCAACGGGGCGATGTCGTTATTTTTGCCAGTGGTCTGGGGCTTTGCTACGGGCTGAACAGCTTTTTTATTTCCGATAACAATTTACAGCCGGGGCTGGTGACAGTCCCGACATTGTCGTGTCCACGGGCATGGCGAGTGTGATTACTGATCCCTCACCAGCTCCCTCTCTCCGTGGGATAGGGAGCTGGTTGCGAAAAAAAAGTTTAAAGCGTTTTTTAACATGCTGGCTGTTACTGGCGCTGCTGTGGGCTTGCCCGGTATGCCACGCTGACCCGATTTCATTGATTGTCGCCGCTATTTCT